AGCCGTAAAGGGTGACGCCGACAGCGTACTGGTCATACTCGACACGGCGGCGGATATGTTCGGCGGTAATGAGAACGAACGGCGAACCGTTAACACGTTCCTCAAAACCTATCTCGGCAGTATCTGCATAAACTACAATGCGACCGTGATATTGTTAGCCCATCCCTCATTATCTGGCCTGAAAAGCTCCGGCCTCAGCGGCTCGACGGCGTGGGAAAATAGTGTTCGGAGCCGCTCCTATCTCTCTAGAGAAGAGGACAGCGACGACATCAGAGTCCTGTCCCGCAAGAAGTCAAATTACAGCGATATCAGCGGCGACAGCGACATAAAATTAATATGGGAAAATGGCGTTCTCGCCATACCGTCTTCGCCCGATGCGCTCGACAGGATCAACGCAACGGCGCTGAAACACGCCATCATGGCAGAGGTGGATATCGCCTGGGGTGAGAAAAACGGCATCCGGAAACAGGGGCCGCGCGGCTATAGAACGGCGCTGCCGAGGGCGCTGCAACAGCACAAACCGGGGGCAGTTGTAAGGGCATTTAATGACCTAATAGCGGACGGAAATATCATCCATATTGAGCGGATAGGGTTCAAAACGGAGAAAGGTCTATAAATGGCTTTCGTCTCTCTAGTCATTGAAAACAAACGGTTTTTAAACATGGGTGTTTCCGGCGCTGCACATTGCCAAAAGGTCATTGTATGTAGCTGTCTACCAAATACACCAATCTACACCCCTATAGGGGCACCGCACTTGTGTGCGTGACCCCATAGAGGCATGGGCAAAACAAGATCGAAAGGATGAATGAGATGGCGACGAAAACAGAGCGACGGCGACCTGATGTTTTCACCGATTCAGAAGTGCATGGCGACTCGGTTGCAGACGCAATCCATCACGCACTGCTGCCGCTTGACCGAGCCGCGTCAGAAATGGAATTTAAATGGGGGTGCGAGCGGTTGCCGTCGCTGGTGTCGCCGGAAACAGCATCGCTGTTCGGAAGTGCGAAAGCTAAACTCGACGCAGCGATCCATGCGAACGATCCACAGGAAGTCGCACGACGTGCGACGGTGATGATTAAAGGGTGGGTTAAGATGGACGCAGAGGCCACAGAGAGAGGGCACAAGGCACTGTCTCCTCAAGTCTGGTCCTGTACCACCTCGACAGGGTTCAAGGTGGCCATAGCGCGTTCTAACGCGGATGCGATTAAATCCATTCGCACGGATGATCGGATGAAAGGCGTCGCCGTCTACTCGCTGGATGAAATCGCCAGAATTCTGGAAGCCGAGAGTTATCGGCTATTGGATACGGTCAAGAAAACATTTCCCGAAGCCAAGGTCGCGAAGACCAGAAAGAAAAAGGCACCCGCACCGCTTTTTGACGATGGGGTGCCTTTTTGATGGTCTGTCCTAAAACTGTTCCAAAAGGTCGTACCCTTCGTCGCGCACTTTCGCACTCAGATGTTCGCCGTATTCCGCAAGCCAATCATCCAAGGATAGGGAAAGCCAATTTGGTTTGGAGTGCTTGCCCATGAAATCGCGGGCGGCTTGGTGCAGTGCGTCCTCTTGTAGATGCAGAACGTAGCCAATTGGGCATTCGTGTATACCCCAATCAAGCGTGTACATTTCGTCCAACCGCTGAGAGACTTCTTTGACCTCTTCATCGGTGAAAACACGTTCTCCTGTGCCGTAGTCGATGATCTCGCGGGGGTCGTCATCGAAATGGAAGTCCTTACCTTCAGCGACGAGTGCTTCAATGAAAGATTTGGCTTGTTCAATTCCGGTTATTTCGATTTTCATGGTTTTCATGGTGTTGTTCCTTCCTTTGTTGATATCCTTAATATAAACATTTTGTGTAAGATATCAAGCATTAAATGGTATTAATTTGATTTTTTTTCTAAGCGGCTGTAATGTTGGGGCGGATAAGGTGATTGGATGGATTTAATGGGAATTAAAGTAGGGAAAAATAATCCACCCGCTAGGACTCCGGCGCGCGGTAATCTTGGCCGTCCAAAAGGCGCGCCGAATAAATCAACCGCGCTTTTGAAAGACGCGATTCTGCAAGCTGCGGAACTCGCCGGCGACAAAGGCGGGATGGTGAATTATTTGCTGCGCCAGGCTCACGAAAATCCCATAGCTTTCATGGGGTTAATGGGAAAGGTGTTGCCCTTGCAGGTGGTGGCCGATATAACCCAGCGGGTTGCGATTGTTAGTGAAACGATCATGACCCCGGACCAATGGGAGCGTCAATGGGCGGATCACCACAACGACATTCAACCGCATTAGTAGCCTGGGCACCATTTAGCGAGCCACAAGCCCAGCTTTTGAGCTGTCCGGCGGACGAGATATTCTTCGGCGGCGCGCGCGGCGGCGGTAAGACCGATGGAATGTTGGGCAAGTTCGCGCTTAAACAGAACACTCATGGCAAAGACGCCGTTGGCATATTCTTTCGCAGCACCCGTGAGGATTTGAAGGAAGCGGTCGAGCGATCAAAGGACATTTACACGCCTTTGGGTGCCAAATATGTTGATAGGCAATGGACGTTCCCAACCGGCGCGCGGCTCAAGTTCGAATATCTCGAACGCGACAAAGACGCTCAAAATTATCAAGGCCACAGTTACACCGACCTATTTTTCGAGGAGCTGACGAATTGGTCAAGCCCGGACCCGATCAATAAGCTTCGCGCCACGTTGCGGTCGGCAACTGGCGTTCATTGCCAGCTTCACGCCACCGGCAACCCTGGCGGTCCTGGCCATCAGTGGGTGAAGGCGCGTTATATCGACCCATGCCCAACGGGCGGAAAGATGCTTTGGGAGGAATACAAAAACCCGTTTACTCATAAAAGCGTGAAAATGTCGCGGGTGTTTATCCCGTCGAAATTGTCGGACAATCCGACACTGATGCGCGATCCCGGCTATGTGGCGCGGCTGTACCAATCGGGCAGCGCGGAGCTGGTCAGGGCATGGTTGCATGGCGACTGGGATATCGTTGATGGCGCATTTTTTGATTGCTGGAATCCTGACAAGCATATTGTCCGGCCATTCCATATTCCACTCGATTGGCTTCGGTTTAGATCGTGCGATTGGGGTTCGGCCAAGCCTTTCAGCGTCGGTTGGTGGGCGGTATGCCCGGAGCTACACCATACCCCTGATGGTCATGTGATACCGCGCGGCGCGGTTGTCCGTTATCGTGAATGGTATGGGGTCGCCAAAGACCCCAATGGTGGAGTCCGCCCGGACGTTGGCTTGAAGCTGACGGCGGAGGAAGTCGCGGAGGGTATCAAGTCACGGGACGAAGGCGATACAATAGCCTATAGCGTCATTGACCCGGCGGCATTCAGCCAGGACGGTGGCCCGTCCATTGTTGAGCGCATGAAGATCAATTTCCGACGCGCCGACAACAAACGGGTTGGAGTTCGTGGCGCTATGGGCGGGTGGGATCAAATGCGGGCCAGGATGGTGGGCGAAGACTTGGGAGACCCATACGGCCAGCTTCCAATGATGTTCGTATTTTCGACCTGTACCGATTTCATTCGCACCGTTCCGGCGCTGCAACACGATAGTTCTAGGCCCGAAGACCTCGACACAAGCGCGGAAGACCATGCCGCCGATGAAGCGAGATACGGTCTAATGAGTCGGCCTTATGTTCCCAAGTCGGATGCCCCCATCCTCAACCCGATCCTGAACATCGGGGGGCCGTCCACCATGACTATGGCCGACTTGATTAAATCGGTCAGCAAGCGGCGGGTCAGGTATGATTGAGATCATAGATGAACAGATAGTCGGAGAAAACCATGGGAGCTGTTAAAAAAGCGATGTTAGAGGAGTTATGGGAAGAACAGAAAGGGGAAGAGGAAGAACGGGAGGAGACGGAAGCTCGCGAGGCTCTGGAAGAGGAGCGTGAAGAGGAGCGCCTGATTGAGGAATCCATACAGGATCAGTTAGAAGGTCAGAAACCCTTCGCAATAAGTTTTTGACCTTTGTGACTTGTGGCTTGCAAAAGTTTTTGATTTGAGGCAATAATTACGAATGCCCAGCACATCGAAGAAACAGAGAAAATTCATGGCCGCAGCGGCGAACAATCCGAAGTTTGCCAAGAAGGCCAAAATCCGGCAGTCTGCGGCCAGGGAATACAATAGAGCCGACATGACGGCGGCACTCAGTAGAAACGGGAAAAAGGGCGGATATGCCTGATAATATGGACGCTCAAGGCGGCACGTTAGTCACCCCGGAAGACGCGGGCAAGGGCGCACCCGGCGTTGTCGCTCGCTGGATTGCCGAGCTTGATTTGAGCGATAAGGTCGAGAAGAACTGGCGCGAACGCGCGAAAGATGTGCAGGAGCGTTACCGCGACGAGAAATCGCAGAATGAACGGCGCTATTCGTCTTCCAACCGCTACAACATTTTGTATTCCAATATCCAGACGATTTGCCCGGCGTTGTATAATCAGTCTCCGACGCCGGACGTGCGGCGGCGGTATCGTGACGCTG